TGTCCAGCATGATGCCGACAGTCTGACCGTCTGCGCTGACAATATCACCACCAGTTCTCGACTGGTAAAGGCTGCTCAGGTCTGACGGGTCGTAGAATGCCTGTGTGCTGCTCACCTGATCAGGGGAGAAGGCCAGGCCAGACACTGCGCCCATCTGCATTCGTATGCCAATACCGACGCCTATCATCTACCAGAACGCCACAATGCCGTCAGCGTCGGTATTGCCTGCGAGAACGCGCGTGACGCAAATCGGCAGGAATGTCCCGCTCGGAACCCCCGGAATAACCAAGGTGACTGGCGTATCACCATCAGTCGCCATGTTGACCTCAAGGTCTCCGCCCGTGCCGACATAGACCGCTCGGGTCGTATAGCCCAAGTCAGTGTCATCGCTTGGCGTGACAGCAACCCCGTGTCGTGCAGACTGGGTGGCTGATGCCCCCCTCGAATAATCTAGTGCAGCCATTAGCCGGCCCTCCTGTTGTTAATCATACGACTTCCTCGCCCTTCATGGCCTTGGCTGCCATGCGCAGGTTCTCTGGATTAGCGCCAAGGGCAGACTGGCCAACCTCCATTGCCTGCGCCTCTTTCTTCGCAGCATCAGCGGCCTCAGCATCAGCCTGGCGCTTCGCCGCAACGTCATCGAGCTTGCGTATCCATGATGGTGGGATCTTGCCTTCAGCGCCGTCCCTTGCAGCTGCGTCCATGTCGAACTGGTCGATCGCAGAAATCACCGCCGGATGCTGGGTCGCAATCATGCCCGACACAGTCTGGATCAGGCCATCGAACTGGTTTGCTTTCTGCTTGCGCAGCGCGTCCGACAGCGGTGTCTCGAACTCGAACCGGATTTCCTTGCCTTGCAGAACCTCGGGCAATCCCTCGATCATGCCATCAGGGCGAACCTTGCCGAATGCACCCTTGGCCATAGCCCGCGTGAAGATCGAGTCCATGATGTGGGCATTCTCTGCCTCCATCGGCTCGAAGATCGGGGCAGCTTCACGGGTGTATATCTCGATACGCTCAGCCACTTCATAGGCCGTCATGTCGCTATGGTCGGGCAGCTTCAGGACGTTCTGGTAGAATGCCGTCCCAATGCGCTCAGCCATCCGCTCGCTCAGGTCCATTGCATAACGCGGGTCGCCAGCGTCGATATTGGCGATCGGTGCGCCCATGCCCTTCGAGTCATAATCGTCCGAAATGAACGTCACCGTATTGGCGCGCAGGTCCAGATCACTGAGGATGACACCCTTCTTGGCGTACTTGGCGGGCCTCACAGCCTGCTCAACGCTGGTCAGGAGCGCCTCCTCGACACTGTTGAGGGTACGGGCATCAGCCAGCGCAACGCTTGTGCATGGGCTTCTGGCGTAGTTCTCGCCTGATACACTCATCCACTCTCGAACAGTGAATGGGAATGCGAGGAAGTAGTATTCGGCCAGCGTGGCATCGCCCTTGATGCCGTCAGCCATATAGATCGAGCAATACTTGGCCATCTGAGGCACACGCTCTTTCTTGCCGTGAGTGCCGGGCTCGATCGGCGTTACCGTCCGGCAGATCGTCTTGATCTCCTCGGTGTGACCCTTGTCCCAGTCCATGCGCCATTCGCGTGGCAGGATTTCAGGACTGCCTTGGCCGAGCAGCTGCACGATCTGGCGAAGGGTCAGCTTCATCTTGTTGTGCAGGGTATCGACCATGCCATCAGCGTTCTGTGACCATGCGCAGTCTCGCAGGTGCAGGCATGAGAACTGAAGGCCGGACTGGTCAGAGCGGTACGAGTGAGACACGACAGATGCGCCGAATGTCACATAGTCATTGTCGCTTTCGTTCATCACACGGGTGAACATGGCTCGTGGATCATAGACGATGTTGCGCTGGGTTGCGGTTGCGTCACCGCACCAGATACGAGCCTCATCATCCTTCATCACGGATATCGGGCTGGCAGTGGCCTTGAACCAATCCTTACCGCGCGGGCGGATCATAGCACCGAGATTGTTGGCCATGTCCCTACGCATGATCGACGGCAGCGAGGTGTGCACACCATCATAGCGCTCATCAGCAGCGGCATAGGTTGTCGTGAAGTCAGCGCGTTCGGGGTAGAATATCTCAGCCTGCGCCTGCCATAGCGGCAGGAACTCTGATTGACGTCTGAATGCACGTTCGGACGCCTTCATAGCCTTGGCGCCACGCTCTTGCAGTTCGCTATTGCGCTGCGGTTCCTGCTGTTCTTCCGACGCGCCTGTGTATGCCATCAGCCGAGGATCGTGTTCTTCTGGGTGGATGCGCCGCCGTAAACGCCACTGCCAAGAACATTATCAAACAGGGTCGATGTGCGGTTCTTGCGCTTACGGCCTGTGCGCTCCTGCTCAATCTGGGCTTCACGAACGCTCGGGCTGTCTTCAGTCGGGATCACCTTTGGCGCCGGGGGTGGCGGAGGTGGTGGTGGGGATTTTGGCGTCTTGAACATGTAGGTGTTACCTCCTGCCGTTCACCTTACGGGATGGGAGGATGACAGATTGTGAATACCCTCTCGTGCGCCTTGCCTCGACATGAGACTGGCGGTTCTCCTTGGCCATTGGGTCAGGCTCAGCCCATGCGAAGAAGAAGCCCCATGCGAGATCAGGTGAGCGGCCAATGCGCTTGACGATCGAGTCATTTTTCTCAATTCGGATCGTATCGCGCATGTCATTGTGCTTCATCTCACGGAATGCCGTCAGTTCCATCAGGATGTGGCGGCCAGGTGGCAGGGCAATGCTGTCACCATGCTCAGGGTCCAGCCCTTCGCGCAGTCGCCAGACATACTCGTCACGCTTGAGCCCGAACTTGCGGCCATCACGGGCCTTCACATCCGAACCAGAGCCACCCTTGCAACGCTTCACGTTGAAGTGGTTGGACTCCATCATCGAGCAGACGCCAGAGCCATAGCCACCGCCACAGTCCACGTTCATCTGCGGATCATCACGGGCCACGCCGAGTATCATCGCGCCTTGCTTGTCAGTCGTATTGACCTCAGTGCCGGGCTTCACGATCGGCTCATTGAAGAACGTCTTGTGCAGCGGAACACAGGTCATGCGGTCCTTGCCACCATCAGCCATGTCCACGCCGATTGCAGACATGGGCTCATACAGTGGCGAATTGGGATCGACCTCGTGCCGGCGCATCCTCCAGCGTTCCTGAGCCTTGAGAACCCACTCAGTCGGGATGACCTGGCACTCTGCATCCTCCATCGTGGATGTGAACTTGCCGCGAAGCAGTGCGTCTTGCAGGTGTTGCGGCAGGCTGGCGAGCTGGGAAGCATAGCCGCTCTCAAGCAGGTCAGGGTTGTCTGACAGTGCGGCAGGGATGAACGTGCGAGACTTGGGGCGAACCTCAACCTGTGTTCCCTGCGCATCCGTGATGTAACCAACCCAGTCAGCCTCGACCTCAATCGTCAGACCCTCGATCTTGGTGAACCAGCGCAGTTCTCCGGGCTTTGCAGGCCCCTTGTTCAGCGGATCGGCGTACTCAGGGTCAAGCCAAGGCGCGAACCAATCGAAGATCCAAAGTCCCTCGGGCGTCAGTGGTGGGTTGGAAGCAAGCACAACACGGCAACGCTGGCCGGATATCGTCGTCCGATTCCAGCCCATGATGTACTCGATGATGTCTTCCTGAAACTGCACAGCCTCGTCAAAGCCATAGAAGTCTGCCGCACGACCTTGGTACGCTTCAGCATCCTTGGCACTCTCGAATGCACCGAACTCAACCGCGCGATCGATCCCGCCCGTCAGTGTCGTGGGTATCTTCCAGACGTGCTTCTGGCTGTTATAGCCCTGCGTCGATCCGACAATCTCACTCAGGCTTGGCGCAAGACCACCTTCCCCATCGATGTCCTTGAACTGGCGACGGAACAGACGGCTGACACGATGCTCATTGGCAGCGAGGCCGAGCAGAAGCTGGGATTTCCCGCCACCAGCCGCACCGCCATAGTACAGCAGGTCAGACTTGGAGAAATAGGCTGCGCTCTGAGGGCCTGGATTGGCGTGCCAGAGCTTGCCACCGATCTCAGTTTGATCCGCCTCCTTGGACAACGCCGCCTTGGTGGCCGGGTCCATATCCTTCAGCTTGGCTGTGATTTCGTCCAGAAGCGTCATTTTTACCTATCACCAGTTGCATTTTACTGGGATTGAAAGTGTCGGCCCGCGAATATGGCTATTCAGATCGCGCAGCGGTTGCATTTTCAAAGCTCCGCCTCACCAGTCAGGATCATGGCTAGCTTCCGGGCAAGCGCACGATCATCTGTCACCTGTATCGGCTCATCGGTCTCTGGATCACCACCAACCAGCGCAGTCTTGTCGCCGTACTTCTTGGGGATCATCTTGCTCAATGCCCACTTGCGAGTATCGACGCGAAGCCTAGCGCGCATTACGTCTTCAGGGTTTCCCTCGTCAGCAATTTCCAGCATGTCATCGAACATATGTCCGGCTCGATCCTCAGTCGCACGTGTGTAATTGTTACGAAATTCCTCGTATGTTCTGATCCATCGATAAACCGTAGGGGCAGCTGGCATCTTCTTCTCATCGGTAATCTTCTTGAGGCTTTCACCATTGGCCAGCCTGCCGCAGATCGCATCTCCCACCTCTGATGTGTATTCAGACGGACGGCCTACGGGGTTTGGTTCCGCTTTGACTTCAGGCTTTGTTGCCTTTGGTTTGCGTGGCTTCTTTGGCTTATCGGTGAGTTTGTCCTCAGGCATTTCCACCTCCCTCAAGTTCGCTGCGTTCGGCTTCGACCTTCTCTTGTCTTGCTGCTCTGGTTTGCATGTGAACGAAGGTTATGCCTCCAATGATGATTGAGAGAACGAGGATT